TAGAAGTAAGACCTTCCCAGGTATTGCGAAAGCTATGGCTACTCAATGGGGATAAAGAAGAGCAGCCCATTACAGGCTGCTTTTTTCAAACCGTTAAATCCGGATGAGTCCATTTGACCTTCGCCTTCCCGTTTTGGTGGGTTTCTACTTTGTACAGTACGCCTTCTTCCGTAAACAGAAGTAGCCATGTCGTCTTAGTAGCTTTGTCATAGCCCACCATGCAGTTCTGCTGCTTCTTTGAGGTAATCTGCGTAGCACTTTTTACCTTGGTTAATTGGTTCGTCTATTAACCTTTTGTATTTATATTGGTTGGGGAGGGGTTTTTTATTTATTAAATTATCAAGATTTTCTTGGTCTGGAAAAGTTCCCCCTATATCTACTTGAAATCTTTTGCACCAGTGGATGATAGTAGAGTGGTGTTTATTGAACATTTCTCCTATCTTTACATACGACCAACCTTCAGAGCGTAAACGAAGCATTTGATAAACAAATACATAATCGTCTTTGGTATATCTATGTACTACTTTACGCATAGTAATTTATTACTAATAATAGTACCACAGATTATTACTGTAATAGCAAGAGGCTGTGTATAAACCACCAAGCCGCGCTAATTAGATTAGTGCGGCTTTTAGCACGGTCTCCACACCGTGGGAATAGTTTACTTCAATTTTTAGAGTTTTCCAAACATTCTTCCTGAGTCATCTGTGAAGAAGTTCTTCATTAGATAACCTACGAAAGAAGCAAGTCCTGCGTTGACGGCAGCCTTACCAATCGCTACCCAATCTGCTGTGAAGGCATCAAATCCTGTAGTGAGGACGACTCCAGCCACTACAAACAAAGCTCCTGTAAAGATAGCTGTCACAGCTCCTCTTAAAACATCTCCTGTGTTAAACGAAAACATATTATTTAAATTTATTATAATTTACTAAGCCATTCTGAAAGTCTTTTAGAGAATACCCTAATTTCATTTCAAAATGTGGGCGGTCTACAAATCCCCCTGTCCAACTTCCTCCCCACTCAAATCCTTGCTTCTCTCCAACACCTCCAAGTACCTGCCAGAGGGCTTCAGTTGCGTTATAGCCTTCCTTAACAAAAACAAAGTCTACTGCACAGCCGTAGTTGTGAAATGATTGACCTCCTTTAGCATTAGTGACTATGTTACCAGGGGTAGTTCTACCTTGAGCGTAGAGCCGGTTTTGTTCCTCTATACTTCTATAGCCTTGGACAATACGGACAGGATGACCAAGGTATTTCATTTCAGTAATAATAGCTTGAGCGGCTCTCTCTACGCATGGTTGTAGTCGTCTTTGGGAGGTTTGGCTCAATAATCGTCTGTAGAGGGCTACAAGCGATTCTAAGAGGTTTTTCTTAGTAATTAAGTCATTAGTACTAAGTTTCTTTTTCATATTAAAAAATTTTATTCATTAAGTCCTTACCAAAGAGGCTAATCAAGAGAATAAAACCAGACCAAATAGCTACGATAGTTTTATTAAATGATTTTAATGCTTCAACTTTAGAAGTTAGTGTTTTAACTTCATCTTCTAACACAATAACTTGTTCTTTAAGGTCTTTAATCTTTTCGTCGCGGCCAGCACTGGCTTCATGGATGGTGTTTAAAAGTAGTTCTTGTTTATTTACTGCGTTTGTTAAACCATCTACTTTAGTCATGAGTTGTAGAAGGATTTCTTTCTGCGAAAAGTTATCGGTCATAATAATGGGTTATCTATTGCATGATATACTATACTATAGTAGTCTAGTAATATATGAAATTTGAAGATAAGGTTTTAATAGGAGGTTTGGTTGCGTTAGGGATTTGTCTGATAATGGTCTATTTGGGTGTCGCTAATAATAATAGCGTACTCTTTGTGGCGAGTATATGGTTTTTGTGGCTCTGTTTCCACAATCGTCTGACTAAAACATTAGCTATTTCTGCTTTGATTGGTCTTCTTGGGAGTGTCGTGTTTGGAGTACCCCTAGGGTTGCTCCTGTTTGTAATTTCGATGGTCGCTTTCTGGTACGCTTGGATTTAAGTTTTCCGATTACAGATTTACTTGAACCACTAATAGCTCGGTTAGATAAGGCTCTTCCTGCGGCGGCACCAACACCAGGAACACCCAAAGATTGACCAAGAGCTTCTCCAGCTACGGTAGTCATGTCTCCTCCTTTACGGCCAAGCATTCCACGGAACCCTGGCTTCTCTACTACAGAGCGTTGGTCAAGAAACTCTAGTGCTTCTTTAGCACGAATTTTCTTAGCCATTTCACGGTTTAGTTCAGCTATTTGTTTAATACCTTGTTTCTTAGCAACATCTTCAATATTTTCCATAAATAGATTACCCATTTGAGCACGAACATCAGACCCTAGTTTAGGAGAGTTAAAGTTTACCGCTTCACGGATTCCACGCTTCATATTGTTTAACTCAGTAAGTGGTACTAAATCTCCTTTATACTTCTGGTAGTCATCAAATATCTTCTTTGACTTACTGAGGGCGGCATCAACTTGACCTCTATCAGCAAAGGCTTTTCTTATCAAATCATCAGCTTGTGTTCTTAGCGCTGACATTGGTACATAACCTACCAAACCATTGCTGCTAGCATCCTCTAACATCCCTTGTAGTCTTTGCTCATCAATATCTAAAGAGTCATCTATCTTTCTCATAGCGGTTCCAGTTTGGTAACGTGGAATACCATTAGCATCCTCTACAATGTCTGGGAGGTAATCCCCGTCTACAATAGTATTTATAGGGTCTACTACTTCACCCTTAATCTTTTGTGGTGTAAGTACTTTACCAGCCTTAGAAGGAGCTGAAGCACCTGATTGTCTTAGTTCTGCTTTGGCGGCATCTTCTACACTCTTAACAAAGCCTGTCTTAGCAGCACCAGCACGGAAAGCATCGGCAGTAACACCCATACCAACTTTAACTGATTTGAAAATAGGAATAACTGAAGCTATGTTTCCAATCGCTCCAATGTTCTTAGCGGCATCTGGGTGTTCTGAGGCAAATTGTTTCCACTCGTTATATACACTTTCTCCACCTCCTTTTTCAATTAGGGGTGCTAATACTTTCTTTCCCAAAAAATCCATAGCGGCATCGTACCCAGGAATAAGTCCTAGAGCGGCATCTGTAGCATCTACAACCCCTCCAGCCGCAGCACCTACGGTTTGTAGGCTTCCAGAAGCTATATCTGATACATCACCTTCAGCCACTCCAGTTGAGAGTTTACCAAGTGCCTCACTTCCTTGTGCTAGACGAGTATCTAATTTAGACGGTTCTTGTGGTGCTTCAATAGTTCCAGCACCTAACTGAGAAAGAACACCATTTTGTTCAGGTGTTTCACGGGGAACAGTAGTTTGGAATTGAGTTGGACCAATAGGGGCGGCTTGTCCACCACCCTTTAATTCGTTGTAGTATTGGCTAACATCTCTAGCGTATTGTGGTACGTCTATATCTACTTCTACTCCAGCACTGTTTTTAATTCTCCCTACGGTTTTTGTTTTACCATCTGAACGAACTCCTGTGTAGGCGTTTTTATCTCCACTGTTCCACAAAGAGGCAATTTGAACTGGTGTATGTCCTTGGTCTTTTAATTCTTTGATACGAGAATAAGCCACCCTATTTTGATTTTCAATAGAGTATTCAGCGTTGGGGTTTTGTAAGTATTGACCAGCCCATTGTTTCCAAGTCTCTGGCATGAATTGGTAAGCACCAGTTTCACCAGAAGCACCCCTAGCATTGTACGGGTCAGCGTGACCACCAGTTTCTTTTCGGCGGATTGCTTTGGCAAGATTTAGGGCTTGTGGGTCTAGTTGATTTGGATTCATAAGTTACCATTGTTCCGCAAAGGAATTACCGCTTCCGCCTTGTTGTGAGTAAGCACCAATTTGTTGATTGTATGAAGCAACTGTGTTGTTTACCATTGTCTTCATTGTTCTCTCTACTTCTTGTAGCGCAGCTAGAGAAACTGTATCTGGAATCTTCTCGGCAGCCATAGCTTGTGTGGCATCAGTTGGTGTACCTCCACCAAGGATAGCAGCATATTGTGAACGGACAGTTTGTAATCCAGAACGGAAAGCCACGACATCTTGATTTGAAGTAAGTCCACGGCTCAGACCTTGTTGGAGTTGGTTTAGAACTGGTTGGTTCATATCGTTAATTCCTCCTCTCTTTAGGATATCTAGCATTAAATTAAAGTTGGAATCAGCGGCAGCACCCATAGTCTGTATCTTGGCTACTTCACCAGTCAGAGAACCAGCAGCACCTAGTTGTTGTCCGCCAATATATGAGCTGGCTCCAGCGGCACCGAAGGTACCCCTCTGGTAGTTAGCTGAACCTTGTATAGCTTGTTGAATACGCGCTAGGTTTTGTTCTGGGGAGAGATTGGCATCATATTGTACCCCAGCATCGGGATATTGACCGGTTAGTTCTATAGCTTGTTGGGCGGCGTTGTATCCTGCATAACCTCCTAGTCCAGCTCCACCAGCAGACTGCCCTGACCTTGGGTCAATAAATTGATTACTATACGGAACTTGTACTGGTTGCGCGTAATTAGCAGCATTAGATACACCTTGTATGCCTTGTTGTTGCTGGGTCAAAGAAGCTTGTAGGGAAGGATTAAAGGCATTAGCTTGTTGTTCTTGCCCAGTTAGTTGTTGAGCTGTTCCCTTTAAGGCTGCATCCTGAGCATCAGATAGAGCTTGCATACGAGTAGTTGCTGAGATAGAAGCCAAGTTAGCGTTACCTGAACCCACCACATTAGAACCAGTAGATAGATTTCCAGCTACAGCACCAGCTTTAAGTCCACCAACTCTTGCTATCTCGTCACCATACTGCTTTGAAATAGCTGCGGCATTATCACCAATTTCTTTATTTCCAGCAGCAATACGCTCCATTTCTTTACGAGCACGTTCTTGTTCTTTTGTGGGATTAGACTTACCGAGTAGAGTATTCAAAATACCAGCAAAGGTATCATTACCCTGATTACTAGTTTGATTAGGATTATTTGGTTTATCAATTCCACCACGGGAGTTAACACCATTTTGTTGAGTCATTGAGCCAATTGATTGCTGAGTGTTGTTTACAGCAGAACCAGTAGTCTGACCATTTTGAGGTGTAGATGGAGAAATGTTTGGCTGTGGTGTCGTTGTTTGTGGTCGAACAGAAGTTAATGCTTGAATAGAAGTAGGAGTGTAGTTGTTTGTACCAGGAACCAATGGTGTTGTACCTTTACTTAATTTAGGAGTAACACCTAAAGCACTCATAGCAGGGAAAGTCATTCCTTGTGCTTGACCTAACTGACTTTTTGAAGTAGTAGTTTGGGTTTTGAAACTAGGATTAGGTAGTGATGGTTTTAAGTTCACTCCAAACTTTACTTGATTGTTTTTAATTTGTGCCATATATGATAATTAAGCAGTTCCTTGGAAAAATAAATTAGGGTTCATTGGTGTTATCTGTGGTCCTAAATCCACATTGACGCTCTTTGTTCCAGCATAGTCCTCTAAAAGAGTCAGTCTTTCATCGTAAAGAGTTTTGTATTTCTTGAACGCACTGTCGTTACTGACGATGGATGAGTAGTAGGTCTGTAGTGCTCCGTACACTAGCATATCGTGAAAATCCTCCTGAAGTAAGGGTAATTGTCCTATTATATACGCAGAGGCAGTTGCACTAGGAGCGTTTTGAATTGGGCTGGCTAGAAGTACGTCTGTATCGGAAGTAAATCTAATGATTGGGTACCAGATACCATCTCCTGAAGGCGGGGTAATTCTTAGTGCTAGATTAAACATCGAAAGGTCTGTGTTGAGTGGGAATGTACCAGATGAGTTCCAAGCGGTGGCGGTTCCCGTAATCTGATTATCTCCTACTCCGATACTAGAAAGTGTCCCAGTACTGTAGTCAGCAAAGGTTAACTCAGGAACGCGGGCTTTGTAGTTAAAGGTAATGACGTTACCGGAAGAAGAAGGAATCGGCCAGAATAGTACTTGGTTCTGGTAGATGAAGTAGTAGTTCGGGATAGTTGAGGTGTATGGTAGGGCGTTAATCATTGTCCACTCTTGGATAGTTCTTATAGGTGCTGGAGTAAATACTAGTTGACCTACAGTTATAGTGTTGTTCTTTATCTTAGAAACATTGGCAGGGATTGGGTAGGCTTGAACACCGACAGTAGTGATAGTGGTAGTAGAGCAAGCTGAAGTTAAGGCTGGTTGCCAAGTAATAGCCGTAGAACCTTGACGGAAAGTTACTGTTCGTTGTTCAGAGTTATCAAAGGTCACTAATTGAGAACAGGTAATAGAAGTCCAAGCTGAGGATAGTACGGCTGAGGTGGCTCCACTAGAAGGAGCTAGAGTGACAGTCAAATCTTCACCACCGATAGTTACAGTAGTGAAAGTCCTCTCATTATCAAAATACTTCTGTATCAGGTAACGGTGTTGGTCACTAATAAGTTGACCACCTAATGCTGTGTTAGCACTAGTGGTGTTATTAGATAGGTTGGTGAATAGGTTTGTTAGCGTGGTAAAGGTTTTCATATTATGTAATTATTAAATTGGCGGATATTGTCCAGTCTGTGGCTAAATCAGAAACAACTAAAACGATTTTATCTCGGTTAAATTCTGTAACTGTCATTCGAGCATAAATAGTGCTTCCTACCGCTACGTTTACAATATGTCCTTCTCCAGAAAGTGCCCTAAAAATATTGGAACTTTGTGCTGAAATATAACTACTAGACTGAAGAGGTACTACAACTCCTAGTATTGGGTCAACAAATGGGTATTGAATGTCTCCTGTCACTACGGAAGAAGTTGAGTCTGGTTGTAGATAAAAACTAGGTCCTAAGTTAGCACTACCAATTATTTGACATCTAACACCTATTGTTGAGCCATCTACAACTGAGGTGTAAGCAATATTACTACTACCTGAACCAGTACCAGCTACCTTATTTAAATTACCTGTTGTTGGTGGTGGCGTAAGAGTTCCTGTAGTTACTATAGATGTCACATTTATGCCAGCGGTAGTGATAGTTACTGTTTGTCCAGTAGGAACTCCACTACCGTCTTCAATTTCATAAACTGTACCTATAGTTACAGTCTCAGGAGAAGAAGATGTAAAAGTTAATGTTCCTGTAAGGCTGTACGCTACTCCATACAGTTGAATACGAGAAGGAGTAAAGCTAGAGTTTAGATAAATGGTGTAGGTATCTTCTCTCGCAAAGTCAATGTTCCCAGATACGCTTACTGCGGGAATTATATTTTCAGCCTTAATCTTAGGACTATTTACTCCATCGTGAGTGTGCTGTGGAATACTATTGATAGTAAAACGACTAGCGTTGTTATTACGCTGGAGTTCTTGCTGTACTATTTGTCGTATTTTGTTTTCATCCATATTAACGTAGGCGGATTTGAGCCAGTCTAGTAAATGATGAAGCGGTAGTTCCTGGAGTGCTACAGACTGCTCTGAATTGTAGCCACTGGGTCTTTTGGAACGCCATATTGTATATACCAGAAAGGGGGGCGGCTGATTCTATTTCGGCTGTACCACATGTCACCCAGGCATCTGTAGAGTTTAGGCGGTAGTACAACTGTACTGTATCACCAGATATTGCGTTTGTACTTAACTTATATTCAAGTTGTGTAAAGGTGTCCTTAGATAGGAGTGTACCTGTAGGTAGGATGTCTGTTTCAATCACAAAGGTAGTTACTGGAGTACTGGCGGTTGTGTCTATACCGAAAGTAGATAGACCTGTGGTGTATGAGTCCTGCCACCATGACCAGTATTGCGGTGAGATAGCGTTTTGTTCTTCATTAGGAATTAAGATACGTGCACAGCCATCATAGTCTCCATAAGAGTTTTGATTCTCTAGGCGGAGGGACAGCCCTACGTCCGTAGTCGCCATGTTACCTGAAGGGATGAATGACCATACTCCTCCTGTGTTTCCTGCTTTAGTGGCGGTTTGGTCTAAGACAGAACAGTAGACTCTACCTCGTAGAAACATTGAGTCAAACCAAGTGAAATAGGGTTCAATATATGAATTAGGAGTTCCTGGAACACCAGCACAGTAGTCTGGAATTTTGAGAGCGAGAGAAGCGACTGAGCCGTTAGAAATATAGATATTAGCTTTATTACCAGCAAAGATATACGCCATGTTGTTGACGTTAATCATGGTTTTGACATCGTTCTCTGGTAGTTCAATAAAGTCTGAAGGTGTGGCATCTATCTGATTCCAGGGGTAAACAATATTAGTTTTTCCGCCGATTAAGACTACGTTCCCAACTTCCACCATACATTGAGATACTTCAAAAGCAGGTAGGTTTACTCTCTGTGCAGAAAATTGAACTGTAGAATCAGTACCATTGACTCCAGCATCACCTATAACTCCAAATGTATTATAAAACTGGTTTCCTACTGCTCCTGTAGCGATATTTATAGCAGAACCACCTGTGACGGCATCGTAGACATTAAAAGTATTTACACCGTAAGTATACTCAATCCAATACACTGTTCCATCTACTAAATTTGTAGGTTTTGTTCCATAAACATCAGTAAAAAACACGGCTGGAATACGTTGTGTAGTGCCTGTGGCTGTTAGTGTGTAAGGGAGTGAACCACTTATTAAAGCGGTAATTGTGCCGTCATTAGTACTAGCTGTGTACTTTCCAAAAGATTGAACATTAGCTACAGATGTCAACAAAGAAGTAGTTGGAAATACCTCTCCTATGTAGTTTAGGTCGGTGTAGTACATTTTTCCTTGATTCCCTACATAAGCATAATTGATATGGGTAGGGAAAGGATTTACTAATGTCATGCCATTTCCTGGTAGGAACACTATCCCTAGGTCCACTGTGGGTTTAGCGTAAATTTGAGAACTATTTAAACAAAATAACCATCCATTTAAGACGTTCATTCCTGTAAAGGCTAAAGTAGTATAATTACTAGGGTCTGGAAGCATCCATGTTGTACCATTTGTATCAAAAACATTTGTGTCGTACACCCAAACATAACCACTATTATCTAATACGTAGTATCTATACTCATTACTTGCGGCAGTTCCAAATCGTTCCGTAGCTTTAGCTAATGCTGCCCCCGGAGTAGCTACAGTACTAAATGTGACTGAGCCAGTAGTACCGTGAGTCAAAGCATTTTCACAATAAGGGTCATATTTTGCGGATAGTTTAATCTTTCCACCTACTGCATAAGAAACGTAGTATAGATTAGTCCTATTGAAACTCAATATTTGAAATGCACCATTTTCTGTAAATGTATGAATAGTCTTACCTCCTGACCTTGTTATAGTACCTCCAACTGCAACTATTGAATTAGATGTGTAAGAGATAATTACAATACCATCAGCACCATCACCTCCACTATAACTTGATGTAGATGCAGAAGAAGAACCTCCTCCTCCAGAGCCAGGAGTAGTTGCATCATTACCATTTGCTTGGTTACCTCCAGCACCGCCAGCTCCACTTGAACCACCAGCTCCAACAGTACCTAGAGCCCCTCCACCTCCTCCGGCTGAATAAATTACCGCTGTACCAGAAATACTGTTTGAGGTTCCCGAACCACCAGCTCCACCAGCAGTAGAAGAAGCGGCTGTACCAGCAGCAGAAGCACCTCCTCCACCGCCTCCGGCTCTATTAGCATCAGTAACGCTGGCATGACCAGCACCACCATTATTACCAGCACTTCCTGTTCCACCAGTTCCTTGATATCCAGTATCACCGCCTCCTCCGCCTCCTCCCGAAGCTCCATTATCTCCGTTCATACCAGTTGCAGGACTGACATTATCTACTCCTAGACCTCCTCCTCCACCTCCAACAGCAGTATCTATAGTGGCAATTGAAGAAGATGTGCCACTACCTCCGTTATCTCCAGCACTAGCAGGACCACCTGCACCAGCGGTTCCTACAGTTACAGCTAGTGCACCAACAGATAAGCTGGTTGTACCCGAAACATACTCCCCCGCACCTCCTCCTCCAGCAGCACCATTTTGGAAATTACCACCTCCACCTCCTCCACCGCCTACAATCAGATAATCCACTGAGACTGTAGTGGGTACGGAAGATGTAGTACTGATAGAAGTAACGGTAGAAGCTGATACTGAAATCCATTGACCAGCTTTTAAGTTAGCTGGAGCATCAAATAAAGTATCTCCATCAGGGGTTAAGGTACCATTAGATATAGCAGCTTGTTGCTGAGAGGTACGACCAAAAGACGCTAAAACTTCTCCTTGTTCAGTAGAGATGTTAGCGTTTTGTATATTAGCGGTTCCTTTATGAGGTGAGGGAGCAATACCTGCTTCCATCCCGTCATAAACTAGGTCTTCGCCTTCATCTGTTGGTTCGGTACGCCATGTCATATATGTATTATGCCGCCATTAAGGCAAAAAAGTTAGTCGTATTTCCACCACCACTTGGGTCAACTGCTGTCCATGTTCCACTAGAAGTGAAAGTATGAATAGTGTAAGAACCGTCAGTGGTAATAGTTCCACCTGTGCAAGAACCAGCGTCAGCGGTTAGATAGCGGATTATTACAATACCTGAACCACCCGCAGCACCAGCAGAGCCACCTATATCAGAACCTCCTCCACCTCCGCCACCTGTGTTTGCTGTCCCAGCGACAGCAGCACCAGCTTGATATCCCCTACCACCACCTCCTGAACCTCCATTACCACCAGATACTGTATGCCAGTTGCCTGCACCACCACCACCACCTCTAGTAACAGCACTGCCTGTTATAGAACTTGAAGAGCCGTCCCCTCCTTGACCGTTGTTTGCGTTATTACCATCAGAACCAGCAGCAGAAGCTCCGCCACCTCCTCCACCGGGTTCATCTACGTTAGGATTAACACGAACACCGTTACCTCCAGCACTACCTTCTCCAGATGGACTTGCTGCTCCTCCCGTATTTGGTGCACCTCGACCTCCTCCTCCTCCGCCGGAACCTCCATCACTACCTGAAGTCTGGGTTGCTGGAGCACCACCACCACCACCTCCTGTAGAGGTTATTGAACTAAAAACCGAGTTACTCCCGGAGGTTCCTCTAACTGAACCAGAGGAGGAACCACTGCCTCCACTACCTACAGTTATAGTGTATGCTTGAGCAGTTACACCAAAACCAGAAGCAGTTCTATACCCACCAGCTCCGCCTCCACCACCTCCTTGAGCGCCTCCTCCGCCTCCGGCTATTACTAAATATTCTACGTTAAAAGCCATATTATATGTAGTCTATGTACTCTTCCTGAATATTCGCTTTCAATTCATCCAATAGAGAGACTGCTTTGGGATGATTAGCTGGGATAATACCAGTGTCAATTACTTTAGTTTTAACTTCTATCCATCTACGGTATTTAACTAGCCAAGTATCTCTATCTTTTTCTGCCTGAGTACGAGTATCTACAGGAGCTGTAGGAGTTAAATCAATACCTGAACCTACGACAACACTTTCTAATGTAGTTAATGAGTTAAGAGAAATCAATCTTTGATTAAGCCAGTATTTAAACCCCTCTTCATCTTGCGGTTTTACTGCTTCGGTAATTACTTTTACTCCATCGGTAAATTCTACTCCAAGTACTAATACTCCGTTTTCAAACTCTTTACTTATGATTTTGTGTGTAAACATATAATTTTAATTAGACTCTACTACCTGATGCGTAACATCGCCAAACTGAGCCATCCCATTTAAATAAAACTGAAAGTTCTGTAGTAGTCACAGTGGTGGTTGGTAATGCTACTGGGCCGTTTCCAAATGATGCTCCCCAAGTAATTGCTCTGGCGGCAGTTCCAATGACTGAAATAAAAAGCATTTGTCCTTGTGTTGGAGTACCTGAAAGATTCGTTGTAAATGAAGTAATATCTACTGTTTGAGCAGTAATGTAATATTCGTCTACGTTGTCTGTGTTGATTGTTGGAGTAGCAGATGAGGTTGTTGTACCTGTACGCTTGGTAATTCGCTTGTTAGTGAATGTTTGTGTGGCGGCTAATGTCGCCACTGTATCTGACGAACCTGGGAAAGTCATCGTTGTACCATCAGTGCCAGAAAAAGTGAGACTGTTATTTATAGTAAGGGTCTTCCCCGCGGCATAGAATAATGCTGTTAAATTAGCATTCCAAGAAGCGGCTGTAGTCCCTGAAGTAAGGATACAAGTAACATACACAGAGGCTCCCGCTGCGACAGAAGCTACTAAGTTACTACCTGATGAATTAACAGTCACAACACCAGAGCTTGTATTCTTAATAAAGAATGAATGTCCTGTGGTAAGGGTGGAAGTGACGGGTAGAGTAACAGTTTGTGTGGTAGAGCCTGTAAAGAACTGGAAGTGAGTACTGTCTACAGTAAGAGTAGTTGTTCCTGCAGCAGTAGCGGTCGTGGTAAAACTAGAGATTAAATTGTTATTTAAAACATTTCCACCAGCAATAGTCATAACATTACCAACTTGGGTAATTGTCATATCACCGTTATCCCAGTTAATGACACCTCCTTCAGCGAGGAATAGGTCTGAGAACTGGTTTGTAATGTTCCCTAGTGCGGCACCATTGTTTGAGGTTGGTACAATACTTGTAGTAATTGTGGGAGAAGTAAGTACCCATGCTGAAGCTGTAGAAGCCCCCACAAATGTATTTGCCGCATCAATACGAGCTAATGTAGCTGTTGTTGATGGAAATGTGTATGTTTGTCCTGCTGTTCCAGTGTAAGTGGAGGAGCCTGTAGTAAAAGTATTTCCATTTACAGTAGACGGAGTAATTGCACCTAATGTAATTGATAAAGCACCGTCAGTATTAGAGGCAGATACTCCATTTGCTGTTGTCACACGATTAACTAGTGTACCAGTGGTAGCAGGTAGTGTTTGGGTACCAGAGGCAATTGCTGTCGGGACTAGAGAGGTTGTACCACTAGTAGCACCAGTAAAAGTGACTCCTTGGGTACCAGAGATTACACCTGTTGTATCCGCAATCAATACAACAGAGTTTTGTATTAACTTACCTGTAGTGGTATCGTACCGAGCAATAGCGTTATCTGTAGCTGAAGCTGGTCCTACTACATCACCAGTACCACTCCCTGTAGCTGAAAGGGTTGTTCCATCGTATGAAAGACCTGAACCTATGGTAACGGCTGAAATAGCGGTTCCGTCGCCTTTAAGAATACCTGTAATTGAGGTAGTTATGGTAATAGTAGGAGCCGAAGAGTTACCATCTGAAGTACCTGCAAATCCATTGGCGGTTGCTACAGCTACAGTCTGTACTGTTCCTGAACCACCTCCTGCAAGGTCTACAAGAAGACGGTGGGTAGTTGGATTAGCATATAGCGTAACAGGCGTTACACCGTCTACTGAAGAAACGGCGAGGAGAGTAGTTACGTAGTTAGAATCTCTTGATGCTTCCATATATTATGTTTCGTCTATTAGTAATTTACCGTTGGAGTCTACGTATAAGGCAACCGGGGTGACTCCGTCTATATCTGATACCGCCAACATCGTAGGAACAAAGTTTTCATCTCGTAATGCTCTGGCGGGACCTTGGTCTGTTCCTGTAGTATTATTATCTACTGAAAGTCCGTGAGTTGCTGGGTTTATTTCCACAGGAGCTACAGATGCTCCATCTGTATTTAACACAGCGAGTATAGCTGGTTTATTGTTTTCATCTCTAGTAGCGTTTGTCATATTAAGCACTTAATGAGGCTGCTAAGGCGGCTTTAGCCTTTGCATCTTTTAGTATTTTACCTGCGGTTCCTGCTGTGACGTATGGAGCAAGGTCAGTAGTCCAAGGGTCTCCGGCAGAGCCAGCACCGTTGAGCTTCTCTCCCATTGTACCAGACACATTGTATTCTGCGGCAAACGCATTCCACACAGCAGCCACAATTTCTTCTACCTGAGCTTGTGATTGGTTAACAAATATACTAGCTACCATTTCTCCAAGAGCTTCTTGAGATGCGGTTAGTGTTCCAGAACCACTAAGGTTAGCTACCATTCCAGCTAACGCTCCTGCGGCGGCAGTTAAATCTCCAGAACCAACAAGGTCTGCAATCGCTTCTAGTTGTCCTGAAATACTAGCGGTCAGTGTTCCAGAACCGACTAGTGAGGCAATCATTTCTACAATCAAACCAGCAGCAGCGTTGGTGATAGTTCCTTCTCCCGTAAGGTCAGCAGAGCCAAAGAGTCCTTCTATACCTGTACCTGCTATCGTTCCTGTTCCTGCCACATATACACTCATACCTCCTGCTTTGGGAGCGAGAACTAATCCGTATGGTGGTCTATAGCCTTGGGCTGGTTGTGAAGTACGGTCTGTTACGTTTACTACGTTATTATCACCCACATAAAACGTCATTCTCTTATTCAGATTGAGATTGTATGTAGGGTCTAAGTTACCACCCAAAGCTCTACTCTGGTTGGCATTTCTAATAGCGTAGTTGTTTAGTAACATTTTAGTTCCAGATAAAGGTCAAATCTCCTGAGAAGGTAGCGTTTACTACAGTAGTAGTTGAACTCATGTATAGCCAGTAAAGAGCCGCACCATCGTAAATACGAGGTAGTGAGGGGTAGTCAAACTGTAGGTTTCGTTCCGCTGCTTGTCCTAGTACGTTTAGTGGTACTCTGGTAATTTCTTTTACCATCGCTACTGAGTATTCACCTGATACATAAGAGGTGGCGTTTTGAATTGTGTTGATTTCAGCAATACCAGCGTCACCTGATTGTAGTGGCACTGTGTAGTTAAACTTTCCTGCTCCAGAAGCTCCTGAGTGGATGATTAGTGAGTTTGATGCGGCTGTCTTTCCTACAGGAAGTACAGTTGGAGTGGCTCTACCTGTTGCTTGGGCTGAGTTGGTGTAACCAAGTGAAAGGTTGGGTGTAGCTGCTCCTAGAGCTGTAGAGTTACTATTGAAGTAAAAAGCCTGTACGCCAGCACCGTTTGTATATCGTGGCAGCAACCATGTAATGGTATGAGTACCTGTACCTGTAGTAGTGATGTTTATAGCGGTTCCAGCAATAGCGTTAGCGTATGAAGTAGCTAGTTTGAAGGTGGTATCAGAAATCTTAATTACATAGTAATCAGTAGCGGTAGCAAGTGGAGCAGGAAGTGTTGTAGTCGTAGTTAGACGAACTCTTGTACCAACAAGGATATTAGATGGGAAGTTTACTACTGAAGTGTAAGTACAAATATCAGTAGTATCATCGGCAGTAAAGGTATCGGATTGTCCTAGAGTATTAGTGGTGGCATCAGCAAGAGTGGAAGTAATCGGAGTTTTTCGATAGAAACCAACCACGTCAACAAGTACCAACCAACCTGGAACGGTGGTAGCGGCAGAAGTCACAGCAGAGGCAGCAGCAAGAGATTTATAGTAGGTCGGTTGAACATTACCACCGTGTTGCATAGAAGCTGCGGAGGTAGTTGTGTCCTTTACAGGCTGAAACACTAAAGTTGAACCTGTGTTAAACAAGGCATCTGAACCTGGATTACCAGCACCTCTAAAGAGAGTATGAACCTCTCCAGCTACGGCTGCGGTAGTTGGGTTGAACTGTTTAGTCCAGTTTGTTTTAAATGTTTGCCCTTGTGTAAGAGCGTTTACGATTGCGTCACTACTTGAAAAACCTGCCATAATAATATTGTTAAATTGTTAATCCCACACTACCTTCAAATCTCCTACTAATGCTGTGGCTGCTAATGTTCCTCTTGGTAAAGTAAGTAAACCAAGAAAGGCATCATCATATATTCTTGGTATCTCTCCACCGATTAAGAGAGCGTCTTTCTCGTATGGTGCTGTTGTCTCGTTAACTGACATCCTTAGTAACGGTTTGACTAGTACTAAAGCAAACAATCCTACGTCTGCTCCTAACATTGTAACACTCTCAATACTACGCACACCTGTATCTCCGTCTTGTAATCCAATAAAAGGATTACCTGATTGTACTGCGGTTGATACTGAACTAGTGATTACTGAACCAATCGCTGTGGCGGCGTTCATTCGTACTGTCTGAGATATTCGCCCAGCAACTCCATCTGAATTGGTGTAGGTGAAACTAAATGACTGACCTCCAATACCAGCGTTAGTAAGAATAGCCATTACTTGTACCCCTTTACCGTCTGTGTATCTGGTGAGACTATTGGTGTTCACCATATCTTGCTGGTCTGTTACCGACATATCCACAAATGGATAACACATCAAGTAATCGTTCAGGATGATAGGCATTGGTAACGCTGTGGCGGTTCCAGTCATAGCTGTAATGCTTCGTAAATACTTTGTGCTGGGAGATACGTTAGCACCATGATACAAACCTCCATCAGTTGAACGAGCAAGCACTGTTGCTGTAAGGATACCTCCGATAAAATACTGAGCTGGCGGATTACCAGGACTCATTGACGTATCAAACCAAATACCAGCCGTTGAAGCCTGTGAAGGGGTTTTTCTCCACACATAGTTACGAACTCTACCTTCTAGTTCGCAATCAATAAGTTGTTTGGTGTTGACAATCGCCATATTATTTTAAGTCGCTTTTTCCGTATACAGTTGCGTTCATCTCAACAAAGATAGGTTCACCTAATTCTTCTTTAATTTCTGGTTCCATACTAATCTTCAGTTACAGTGAGGCCTAAAGCCGCAAAGAGAGGAGTAATGTTAAGAGCCACAGCAAGTGATGAGTTTAGTGCTCCTGAATACATAAGTACTCCCGCACCTGATATTTCAGTTCCAATACCTACATAAGTAATGGTAGCCCCAGTTACTCCACACTGAGGGAAACTGATTTGAGCTGCGTTTGTTGCGGTTGAGCCTGAAACAGTCCACCCGCCTACTGTACGAGCTACAGCTACTCTAGCGTAGTTAGTATAGGCAGTTTCGTTAGTTGTTTGGTCTCCAGCTTCACCTGGGTCTGCGGTGTGAAGTGAGATGTAGAAACTACCTGCGGCGGCTGAATTTTGCAATCCTGCGGCATCACCTACGGTTGCAAAGTCTACGTTGTTAAAAAACAACTGTAGTAATGCGTTCTCTGAGGCATTTGATTTTGACATATAATAATTATTACGAATAAGTTACTCCTGTTAAATTGTCCCCTGTGTAGGAGAGCGTTTTGGTTAAATCTATTCCTCCAGGGGTTGAGCCTGAAAGAGTTACGGCGGTTAAATTATCACCTGTGTATGTGAGGGTTTTAGTAACCCCTGATACATACGCAATAGAAGTAAGAACATCTCCTGTGTAAGCTAATGTAGCATCAACAGCACTTAGATTTTTAGAAACTGTCTCATAAGAAACAGATACTCCTCCCCCTCCACCTCCAGGGACAAACTCAATACCAGTTTCAAGAGCATTTACAGCTAGGTGTTGCTCGGCTTCACCAAGATAACTATGCGGTACATCCGATAGTTCAGTAAAAGCATTTACTCCTGGTTGGTGTACTCTCATAGGGATTTTAGAAACTCATCTATTTTGTTTAGTTTTTTATTTGCTTCGGTAGTTGTTTGTTTTGCTTTATTCCACTCTGTTACTGCCTCTGTGACTAAATAGCTAAGTTTGACCTCTAAAGCGTTCACAGCCAGCTCTTTCTCATGTACTGCGGTCTCTCTAGCTTGTACGGCTTCTTCACGCTTATTTACTTCAGCTAGAAGGTCAGCTTGTTCATTGGCTAGTAAAGCTACTTGCTCCTTTAGTAGTTCGAATTCCTTACCTTGCACATTAAGTATTGAACCTAACTCAACTACTTTACCTTCTTTGTAGTCAATATCAGCTTCTAATTTAATGATTTGCTGTTCTAGGTCTTTTCTGAGGTTTTTTAAGCGGAGTTCTTCCACTTGGAGCATCGTAATACGATTTTTACCCTCCTCAATCGCTTGAGCAGTTTTTGCATCCAATACTACAGTTGTACCTGAGTTATCTACTTGCATATTATGGTGCTAATTCTGTTACAGCATAACGTGGTGTAGTCCCGGCAATACTTATTTCTCCAGTAAAAACTGCTGTGTCGGCTGAAGTTAAGATACCCCCTGTGCCATCGTCCTGGACTGTTGAAGCTTTAAGTACAACACTAAAGTCAGAGGAAGTTGCTCCTGTTCCGTACTTGATAAATAGAGCATTAGTTCCCAAGTTCTGCAACATAAACCCTACTCTAGCCGAGTTAGCAGCTAAGGCGGTTGCTGCTGAAGCAATTGGAGTGACTGTAGCGTTTTGTGTTCTTACTGTTGGATTCATATTTTTTTTAAGCGTTTAAATTCACGTTCAAGAGTTTGTTCCCGGTCTATTAAGTTAAGTTCCTTAACACGGAGAGTTTCAGTTCGTTCGTTAAGGTGCTCTGCTCTAATAATAAGGTCACGCTCTTTAGATGCAACTGTTATATCCTTATCATGCAATTCTTTCATCACACGTTCATGTAACCTTTCTGTCTGGCCTTTTTTAAACTCTGCATCTTCATACATATCATTAGCCATCTGTATCTTCTGGTCAGCCTCTATGTTTACATTTTGTAGCTGGGTATTGGCATATTCTAGCCTGGAAGCCATTGTTAGATTTTCTTCAAAATCCTTCTTAATTTGCTTTTCTTTTTCCTTCACTAATTGAACCCGTTCTTCCACCTGTCTTTCACGTAAAATAAGGTCTTCTTCCTTTAATTTCACCACTCTTTCAGCCTTTTTAAGCTCTGAAAAGCCTGTTTCTAGCTCACCACGAAGCTCTTTTACTTCATTAAGTATCACTTCATGTTCTTTAGTAGCTTTCTTAATCTCTTCATTGATGTTTTTGAGGGTAGTAGCACGAAAGGAGGCTAAAGAAGCCTCCTCTTGTACTGCTATTTCCCGTAAATTATCTACTCTTTTAGCCAATTTCCTTCCTTCCTCTATCTCGTTATGTCTTTGAAGGGCTTGTTTTTGGTTAATTTCTTGTTTTGAGAGTAGTTTTATTGGCATATTAGGATTGTCTAGCTTTTTCAGTCAAACTTTCTGAACCATCTATTGCTTCTGTGTTCAACCTCCCTTTATTATTACGACTTAGTGTTTCCTCTACTGGAACCTTGTCTACAGTCTGTACCAATGCTTTAGAAATTGGTAGTGGTTCCAAACATTTCTGAATAAAGGGTGTAAGTTGGTCAACCGAGTAAGTTCCGGCTGAATGTAATCCATTAAGTCGTGGTGACCCATCAGGGTTTCTCTCTTGTTTCATTAAGGTCTTGTAGCTTTGTGATTTATAGAACTCTCGTTCTGCTAAATCTTTAGCAAATTTCTTGCGGATGTATTGAATCTCTAAAGGAGAGTGTTCCGGAATAACCATTGGTGAGGTTGTTTCAGCGGCAAAAATGTACTTCCTACCTCCCCAGCCACCCACAAAGTCTTCATTAGACCAGTTAGTAAAGCGAAACACACCATCAAAGTCTTCTGGTAGTGTGGTCTCGTACTTCATTATTGATTTATCATCAATCATATCTTTTTCAGATTAGAACCATATTTTCTATGGCGTAGGGACTAAGCTGCCCAGTCCTGCCCCCTAAGATTAGGGAGCAGGGTGGATGGCTTAAATATTCACGTATACGACTCTGTACTCAGTGTCAACACCAGCTTGAGCTGCAAAACCAAGACGAGCTGTGGTTGCGGCTGCTACTGATACTGAACCTGCTACTGAGCCAACAGAGATGCCAAGACCAACACCGATAGCACCACCAGCAAGGCAAGATACTAGTCCACGTGAGACTACGAATCCGTAAGCACCTGCTGCAATAGCGTTAAGAGTGACACCAACTTGTGCGTTAGTCACAGTTGTTGGCTGGATAATGACATCTGCACCATGAGCACTAACTAGAGATACTTCTGAAGCAGTTGTGATTGCTACAGTAGCTCCTTCTTCTAGTGTTACAGCTAGTGAACCTGCTGAAGCTGCGGCTGGGTGACTTGCAATACGCAAAGTTTGACCTTCTCCAGCGTTGTCATTTACAACCACAAATCCTCCTGCGTACTGATTAGCTGTGGCGGCTGTAGCTCCAAGAGTTACAGTTACTTTAGCTGGTACGTTGCCGTTTGCTGAGTACGCTTGGTACGCAGTTACAGCTAGGTTTTGGTGGTTAGGTACTACAGCAGCATCTTGTACCAAGTTACCAGCTACAAGAGCTACAGCACCGTTACGTACAAGTGTTACTTCACGACCATCTGATGTGTCAAATCGTGTACCAACAAGGGTAGCAAGAGAAGCATCGGTTGATGTTTGAAACGCGCCATTAGCTACTAGTGATAGTGGCCCTACAGCGGTTCGTTGTGTAATTGAGGACATAATTTATTTAATTTATTTTACTAATTCCCTGCTTGTTACCCCACCCCGTAGTGTGGGGGTCGCAAGACAGGCGGCATAGGTTAAGCGGCGGTTGTGAAGCTAGTCCAAGTAGTCGCTCCATCTGTATTTACATACATACGAGTTGATGTACTTGAGCCTGTTAGGTTTACGTAAAGCGTTCCTTTAGTTGCTGAGTGCGTTGGAGCACCTGCACCTGATTGGAAGCCTACACCTAACAATGACAAGCCTGGGGTTGAATCTTTAAGGTCAATAGACATATAAAAATTATTAGTCTAATAAACCTTATACTCCTGTGATTCCTGTCAACTTTCCTTGACGTAGTGGAGCTGTACAAATCATCTGTCCACCTAGAACCATGAAGCCGTTAATTGCTGCTTGGTTGTATGACTTAATCATACCAGTCCAAGTGAAAGCACCTGCTGGAGAGTATTTACTGTCTCCGTAGACGTTACCTTCAATCTTGTTAGCTTTTGGTGAAACTGTTTGTCCATCGAAGTACTTTAGAGCGTACCAATCTAGGTAGTTCAAGTTGAGCATATTGAAGTCACCTGTAGCAACTTTCTTGTCTCGACTGATAACCATACCATCCCATCGTTGTTCTGAATAACCTGAAGTCTGAGCTACTGTTCGATTAGCAGCAGAGAAATCTTGGTTATTTCGTTGGAATGGAGTCTGTAGTTGTTCAAAGTAACCCCAAGTTGTGTAATCAGTTACAATAAAGTCTGGAATAACTGGACCGTCTGAAATTGAGTTCCAGAGAGTACGTACCTTTACTAGAGAGATAGTACCGCCTGATGCTGTTACTGTAGCGTTTAGACCAGAGTAAGTAGCTCTTGAAAGACCACCGTATGAAGCTAGTACAGTACCGTTGTCTACGATACCTGATAGACCCATAGGAGCTTTTCCACCAAAACCAGTACCATCACCTTGTAGGAAGTTACCAATATCGTCAGCAGCATCTTGTGCACGAGACTCCATAGTAACCTTCATAAGGTCAAGAGTTTGCATTTGAGTTGCGTTGATAGATAGGTCTGTTCCAGCAAGTGCTACGTTAGTAGCTGTGAAAGTAGCGTAGAAGGTTGAGTTCACGGCTACTGGAGTTTGTGTAATTGGAAGAAGGTCAAAACCATTGAAAGCAACAGTTGAAACACCCTTCTGATACTTTTGTGGGAAGAGCATTTGAGAACCATTCCACTTCTTTGTCTTCTGCATCATCTTTCCGAAGAAATAGTTGTCACGCAATACAATATCCACCCATGATGGTGCTAGGTATTGATTGGTAACGGTTGTGATTGTTAATCCTGGAGGCATGTTAGTTTAATTAAATGATGCCATGTTCTTTTAAAAATCGTTCATGGACATCGTTACTAAGTTTGGAGTCATTGGCTCCTGCACTCTGTGTCATTCCTCTGGCCACAATATCTTTAGCTGGATTTACAGGCTTATTGCGGTTTACTTTCTCTTGATACATTTCCCAGACAGCGTGATGGTCAGCGTATTCTACGATGTTGCCATTACTGTCTTTAGGGGACATCTTCTCGATAAGTTTAAGAAATTCTGTACGGTGTGCACCTGAAGTTAAGTCCACGTTGTGTTCGTCTTCTATTTCTTCAAGCATTGAGTCGATTCTACCTTCCGCTTGTGAAACAGCTTGTTGTTCTTCTTGTCGGATTTTTTGATACTCAGCTAGAGCTTCACGTTTAGCCTCATCTTTTAGACTCTTCATAGAAGTTCTAAGAAGTTCAGTCGCTTCCCGGAGTTCTGGAGTGCTATTTCCGTAGATTTTTTCTATGGACTCTTCCCACTGTGAGGACTCAGTGCGTGTCTGTTGAGACTGGGTAATTACATCTAACTTTGCGGCCAAAGCGATAGACGCTTCCCTTTCTGATTGGAGTTTTTCCATCAGTCGCTTTTCACGGCGGTTGCGTGGTTCAGGCACTCCCTCTGGAGCTTCACCCTGAGTCTCTTCGGCTGGTTTTTCAACGGGCTTTTCGAGAAACGCAAATGGGTCAGTGTTATCTTCTGGCTTCTTAAATTCGTCAAGGAACTGTTGTGTTTCGTTTGGCATACCTTTTTCAGGTTAACCCTCTTGCGAGAGTGCCTATTTCTAGGACTTGAATAATGGGTTCTTCAGGATTGTTCACCCGACATCCTTAGAAACGGGAGGTTTTATTTTCCAGCTAATCTGGCGGCCTTTGCTCTGGCGGCGGCGGCTTCAAAACCAGACTTAAACTTTGCATCTCCTTTAGGGTCATGGGCGTTCCACTTCTTTCCGCTTAATGATGTGTCGCTCTTTCCATAATCCCGTGTAACCTTACTAATCTTATTAGCCATCGCTTTACCGAGTGCTCCTTTTACGTCTTTGTGGTCTTCATTTGATAGTGCCATATTATAATTATTTACGGTCTTTTAACATCTGGAACTTTGCTCTGTCGGTGTCACTGTTACCAACACCAGATTTGGCTCTAGCGTTGTAGTCCTTTAAGAAGGCGTATTCCTTATTGGACTTGTCCATTTTGTAATCCTCATGCTTCTTGGGAATGTAACGCAATGCCTTGGTTAAAGGGGCGGACATTTTCTTTCGCAGGGCGGTACCTAACGAGTCTTTCTTTGGTTCAGAAGCAGGTGTACTGCTGGCCTTATATCCTTTTGGTACTGGGTCTTTGTCTATTAGGTGCATATATTAGTATTGTATATAGTTTTTCAATAAAGAAAGGGTCTATGTTCACATAGGCGGTAACTGTACCTGGTCTAGTCCGGCATCGGCTGGATTTTGAGCTAGATTTTGTTCTGGCTCTGTTGTGTCTTCTGGAGCCATACCTTCTCCTGGCTGTCCACCCATCATGCCTTGTTGCATCATCTGCATTTGCTGGGCTTGTTGTAGTTGCTGAGCAAAGTCAGGGAAGTTAAGCATCATGTAACTCATTGGGTCTAGCTTGTAGAGTAGACCATCGGCAGCAGCATCTTCTGGGGAAGGGAAGGCCAGCATCTTGAGGAGGGTCTTTGGTCCAATTACTCCCTTATCAAACAATGTCTGAGCTAGGTTACTCTCAGTGATTTGGTCACGAGGTCGTAGGGAGTCTGGAGAAACTGAGACTAGAAGTGGCACAGTCAACATTGAGTTAGACAGTGTCACGTACTCTAGTGACTTAGCTGTACCCATGACAGCAGCGAAGTGTTGTTCGTCATAGAACACGTAGTAGAGCTGGGTAAGCCAGTTGAATACATTGTCGGCTACTTGTTCAATCGCTTGGCCGATTCCACCACCAATACGAGTTGAGTCGTTTTGATTATTAAGAATCATTCCTCTGGCGGTCATATCTTCATTAGCGGGCTGAGTGGTCATGCCTAAGATACCCCATGATTGGCGGAGGTCAGTCTTGGCGATTTCAAGTTCATTAAAGACAGTTCGTGGTAGGTCTTGAGCATTGAGAGGCATGATAGCTTCCCCCATTGGTTTACCTGACGGGACAAGAATTGGATTACCTTTAGCTCTAGCGGCAGCTGCTTGTTTGGCAGTCTCTTCGTTAAAGTTATCAGCAGAAAAAGCGTAAGCGTTGTTAGCTGAGTTAGTGTTGTAGTCAATCTGTTCAGTTCGGCGACGAATACGATTCTGGTTAGGAATATTTTGTTCCACCAAAGAAGTGATGTCGTGAGGTTGTTCTTGAAGGGAGAAGACAGAGAGGAAAGTGTATGGCTTCTTAGGGACCGCAAAGTGGTTCCTAGCTTCGGTCATCATCCCTTCCATTGGCTCTCCAGTTGGTGAGAGGATTGGTTCTGGGTATTTAAAATAAGGGTTCTTGTATTTATCAAGGACTATTTCTTTATAGGTAGTGAAAGTATAGGAATCATCTGCACTCCACCATTCAGTGTACTTGACTTCAGTTCCTAGTTTACCTTCTACGGATTCAGTAATCTGAGATTTCTTGTTTGGGAACATCTCAATAAGTTTCTCGGCGGTGAGTTTGACTCGTTCACCTAAGTAACCAATGAAATCTCCATAGGCATCTACGTAACCGTTAGGGTCGAATACAAAGTCTTGTATCTTGCGGTTATCAATCGTTACATCGTTGACTTGCTTATTCCAACCATGTTTAAGAACGCCAAGGTGGTTGATTGACCATTGCCGTACCATTAAGGCTAGCTTCCTTCTAAGGACTAATTGGTCAGCGTGATATTGGAGCATCACCCGAACTGAGCGAGCAATAGAGTCTCCTTCTGGTGTGTCATCTGAATAGACAACTGGTTCTGGGTTCTTAGAGAGAGCTGAGGCTAGGAAAGTCTCCTCCGCTTCAAACTGAAGGTTGGCGGAAATTGGTAGGTCATTATCAGTTAACCATTGGCCGTTAGGTCGTTTACCAACGTATGATTCCTTGTTACGTTCAACAATAGCCTTAATTTTTACCTCATATGGAGCGTATTGTTTTTCCCATTCCTCACGGAGAGCAAGGAGTTCCTCATCGGTCATCGAGAGAGTGAGTGCTCCGTACTTTTCTCCTACAGGTCCTTCGTCTAATCCATTACGGTTAAAGTCTGTTTTGTTTGTATCGTTAGATACAAGGTCAGACACGCCTTGCATGTTTAATGAAAATGGGTCAGTAGAGTTAGTCATGAGGTAATAGTACTAGACTAGTTTAGTAATGTAATAAGTTATTTTCACAACTCAACTTGGTATTCGGAATTGGTGAAAGCGGTGGGTGGAATGTAATTGTTCTGGTCAGTGGTCATTCCTGTCGGTACGTTGAACATTCTGTCACCAGTAATAATTGCAGCTTCACCGCCACCAAACTTTTGAAGTCCAACGTAGGCATACATCAAAGTATGAACAAAGTGGTCGGGACCGTTACGCTTCCAGACGTACTCATTAGAGTAGAGAGACCGGTCATCTTTGTCTTTCATCTCCTTAGTCTTTATTTGTTCACGGTAAATATACCCGAAGTGTGAAGCCCACTCTTCCCATTCTTCCTTAGAACCATTGAGTCTAATTCTCCCGGTGTCACGCATCTGTTCAATAATCAAAGTCATTAGGCGGTTTCGGTCTATGATTACCTTGCCGTATTCTTCATGTTGTCCCCAAGTTGCCAAGTCAACCGTCTTTCTATCTTTACGATACCAACAAAGGAATACCCTTCCAGGGTATTTAGCTTGAAGTTTACGCACACCAATCAAGTCACCTCCTTGGTCAAACATAGCTATTGACTGTTTATACTTCTTCAACATCTCTTCGATTCTATCGTAAGGGTCTTTATAGTTGGCAAGCGTGGCGTGTTCGTAGTAGAAGACTCCTTCGGTGTTCATTAAGGAGAAGTGAATCCCGTGGCCTGTGTCGGCTCCAATAATAACCCTAGAGGTTTGAGGATTGACAACATCTTCACAGTTTCGGAGGACTACTTCAGGTTCAATACGGTCATCGGAACCGATATAAGGCAGCCCTAGTACGTAGTTATAGAAATACTGCTTATCTTTCTGGGGGTCGTTGAAAGCATTAAGGATGTCTTCGGCGGATTTGTTATAGAGCATTAGCTGGGAGACATGCCAACCCGACACAGTTCCTTTGAGGGGTTCCGCGTTCCAAGCCACACCGTATTTATTCTTCCATCTACCGTTGATTCTTACATGATTCTCGATTTCACCCTTACATTCTTTGCATTGGTAACACTTCCGTTCCGGGTCAATTGAATCCGGCCAAGTCATGTAGTGTTCATCATTACAATGTGGACAGGTTATGTACCATTCTTTCTGGTCGGATTGTTGCCAGTAGATGTCTACACCGTGATTAGAGAGAGAAGGGTGAGAGAAAACCCAAGTCCAACCTCCATCCTCCTGAGCTTGAAGACGAGTTTGGTATTGATTGATTGTATCGGGGTCTGAAGCGTCGATTTCATCGTGTACAAGAAGTCCAGCAGGAACCATCATAGCGGCTCTACTGGTCCAAGTACCACGAAAGAATACCATTGAATCTCCGACTGCTTTTTGTTCAATCGTGTCTTTGTCCTTTACCCAATCCATTAGAATCGGATTCTGGGCGATAATACGGTTAAAAGACCCACCCACCATGTCTTTAATATCTCCGTCAGTAGGGAGGGTATAGATAGTTTGACGGCGGTGCTTCTTCGCTACGTAGAACGTCTTGAGTACGTTCATAACAGTCATACCAATCTGAGGTGGTTTTAGAATGGCTTGCTTGGGAGAAAGGTCATCGTAGATATCTTTAAGGAATCTACGTTTAGTAAACTCAATCGGAACACCAACTTCATTTTTAATTGCATACTTAATCACCCATAAGGAAGGGTAGAGTTCCGCAGCAGCTAACAGTTCATCGTCTGTGAAGTCGTTAATCATATTCAGCCATGCTTTTAATTAAATTGGCTAACTGTTTTATATTCCAGGGAACTGGTTTTTCGGGAAA